TATAACACATAGTCTAGCACATCTACCGATGAAAACTCAAAGATGGTAGAGTTTAAAACAATTGTTCCTTCTTTGACACCACATGTGCCAATGAAGTCTGGAAAGAATGGCTGATACTTCTCTTGAAAAATGCCAGTCTTACCTTTGAAACATTTTTTTGCTACTTGATATCCTAAATAAAAGATATCAGTCTTTTCTAAAATCTCATATCTGAGATCATCGAATTCTAGCATTGTGTGATAACGATATGGAACACCAACGCCTTTGTAGTAACACTTGTTACCTTTTGAAACTCTGCCATTAATGTGTTGAATATCATCATCAATACTCAACTCATTTATCTGCACACCTAACGAATCATAAATCGGAACTATAGTCATATGTTATCCTTTTGGTGGTGATGGCAGGAGTCGAGCCTGCAACCTCTGCCGTATGAAGGCATTGCACTACCATTGTGCTACATCACCTATACTTAGCCATTAGTGAGAGTACTGCCATATCCGTTTAATGCCTTTAGATAAAACGGCATCTCTTACCTTAGTAACCATCTATCGAGGCTGACTAATTCCTCATCTAGGCGATGGCGGTAGAGAGCGGTATTCCCTCGGCAGTCAGGTCGCTAGTCAAGCACCTCGCTTTCGGACTCTCACTAATGGCTCCAGAGGTAGGGATCGAACCTACGACACACGGATTAACAGTCCGCTGATCTACCGCTGATCTACTCTGGAACAGGTGCTTCCTCTCTGCGGCGGTAATTATAGTCTATGTGGTCTTTGCTTTCGCTATACATAAACCTTCCACCCGCTCCTCGACCAGAGAGGATTGTCGCATTGCCAGCGCCGGTTCGGTTTGACCTGCCCTTGTGAGGCAATCTCATTTTCCATGAGATGGAACCACCCATGAGTAACGAACTCATTTCTCCTTCCTGCGGGTCACAGTAGCCAAGCGTTACCTCGGCGGGGTCGGTAGCAGAGGCAGGATTCGAACCTGCGATTCTCGGCTTATGAGACCAAGCGGATAGACCTCTTCCATACTCTGCGAAACTTGGCGGTCTCAACGGGAATCGAACCCGTCCCTGCGCCGTGACAGGGCGCTATACTAACCGATATACTATGAGACCAATATTTAGTATTGTACAACAAAAAACTTGATTTGTCAAGTGGTAGGGGCACGGAGAATCGAACTCCGGTTAATAGGTTAAAAGCCTACTACTTTGCCACTAAGTTATACCCCCACAAAATCTGGCACCACCTGAAGGAATCAAACCCTCAACTCAAGGTCCGTAGCCTAGCGTGATATTCATTTCACTAAGGTGGTATAAAACTGGAGTGAGGAGTGGGATTCGAACCCACGATACAAGAGTTTTGCAGGCTCCGCCATTTGACCGCTCTGGCATCCTCACATGAATGGTGGAGAGTATCGGGTTCGAACCGATGACCTCCTGCTTGCAAAGCAGGCATTCTCCCAACTGAACTAACTCCCCATATTGAAGCACACCGACAGTATCGAAACTGCCCACACCGCCGAAAGACGATGCTAGGTCCACTCCCAAGGCCGGCGCCGTCTAGCCTTAGTGTGCTTCAATATGGTGGGTGGTGATGGTAACGCTCCACGAGGCAACTTCCGATCTTATTATGCCGACGGTTTTACAGACCGCTGACCGGGGCACCACCCATAAACTTCCATTTGAAATGCTGACTGCACTATTTGCTATACCTCATATGCTTTATCTAGAATTACATCTTATCGGTATAGTTACTCAGGCGTTGCACCGCCCATGGCTTACAATCAGCATATCAAATGGTGCCCACCGGGCACCGAAACTTTTACAATTTATCAGCAATCTCAACTTCGAAACACAATCGATTCGAAATTGTTCTTGCCACTTGAATCCAAAACAAACTTCTTTCAGATTCTAATTTATCGAAAACAAACTTTACGATTTTGACATTATCAAAGTCGCACTCTTTTTGAATCAACTCAACAGTCTTATCAACTTTCATTTGTTTCCTCTCAAAATTAAGTGGTACACCGTAGGGGAATCGAACCCCTCTTACCGCCGTGAAAGGGCGGTGTCCTAACCGATAGACGAACGGTGCATGGCCTGCCCGGCAGGAATCGAACCTGCGACCCATTGCTTAGAAGGCAATTGTTCTATCCTCTGAACTACGGGCAGAAAAGACTTTCCAGATTGTTAAAGAGCGATTTCTCAACCAACAAAAGAGAGTATACTCTACATCTCATCGGTTGTCAACACCTAGTGTTGTTTTCCTACGACACACAAACAAAAACCCCCAACTTTTTTAGGGTTGGGGGTCTTTGGTATTAGTGAGTACTTACTAACTTATCCATTGACCCCCATTCGATCCTCATTGCATAGAATGGCAGGTGTGCGTGACCATGCAAATGGCATTGCACTCTTTCCTGTTCTATACTGGAGGTGGGTTATGGATAACATTGAAAATACTTCCTTTTGAAAAAATTTATTTATCATCTTCTATATATGCAAACTTCACTCTGAATTCTTCATTTTGATATAATTTTTGTTTAAAAATCCTAACAAAAATAGTGCCGCTAACCATTCAAAGAATCCAAATGCAATTGTAAGACCAAACAATGTATTAAGTGACCAGATAAAAATAAATGGTGCTACAAGAATTGCTATGATTGCTACGATTAAAAGGGTGATTAAAACACCGCCGCCTAAATTTTCTTTCATTTAAAAAACTCCTCATCATCGAAATTATCTTCGTCAAAGTCTTCCGGATTGAAATTCTTCAACTTCTGTTTTGCCTTTAGTCGATCTTTCTTATTCTCTTTGGGTTGCTTCTTAGGCTTGCCAACCTCTTCTTCTTCATAGAACTCACGAAAACTCTTGTACTTTTTATCCGTCTTAGACATGTTAGTTTACTCTTTCTCCTACAAACAGAGATGGAATTGCCTCCTCTACAACTTTTCGTGTGATGCCTTTGTATTTTAGTTTCTTGTCCTTGATCATCAATACAAGTTTCGCTTCTTCTGGAGATACAGTTTCAAGCATTTGAATAAACATCTGCTCTTTCTTTGCTCTAGTCAAATTGTTTGGTATGCTCTTTACGAAATACTTAAACTTCTTGATCTCTTTAGGTAGTCTATTATAGCCCCAATTTTCTGGCATGTCAAGTGGTTTGTATGGGGGATCGCCTGCTGGTAGATCAATCTCTACATCAACACGAAACACCAATTCAAACACATCCCGAAAGCCAGGAACAACTTTTGTCAATTGACGAATTGCATCAACCTTTTTACTTGCCGGTAATTCCTCAATGTGCTTGAGTAGTTCCGGGAAAGTCATTTTGCTAACATCCATGGTTAAAATTCCTGTATATGTTCCATCAATAGTTTCATACGATTCTTGATGAAATAGTTAAGTATCTTATCTTTGCCTTTCACTTCTCCAGGCACACGATAAGCGTCTAAAATTCGACTGGAAAACTCTTCAGGTACTTTAGACAAGTCAATCAGACTTTCATTTCGCTTGTAGTTTTTCAGCATTGTTGCATCACAAAATTCTTCAGGATTCTGTGTTACCCATATATTTAGTTTTTTCTCAATTACAGGCTTCTGGCGAGATTCGGCTACGAATGTATCATCGCTAGAAAGAATGTTAGGAATGCCATCACCTCGGTCGCCTTTGATGATATGCTCTCTCAGAAATCGTACAGGATTCGCTTCTTTGAGAAACTTCTTGGCAATCGGACTATACTGTTCAACATTGGCAAACTTCTGTAACTGCATGAAGTCTTTGTCACTTGAAAGAATCAGAATCTTTTCAGTAGATTCATTCTTCAACTCTACGCCATATTCGTGACATAGTGTGCCAATTACATCATCGGCTTCAGTCTTGTCAATCTGAATCACTTTGTATGGAAAGTTTTCACGAATCTCATCACGGACTTTGTTCAGAGTTTCGAAAATCAAATTCCAATCGTATGGTGATTCTTCTCTAGTCTTCTTACGACTTGCTTTGTAGTATGGAAAGAGATCACGGCGCCAATACTTTTTGTCATCGGCACAGATTACCATCTCACCATACTGGTCTTTGAACTTCACATTGTACATGCGAATGCTATTCAGCACCATGTGGCGAATCATGTTCTCATTGATGCCATCTGCTTTCAAGCCAGGTTGCATCATGAGATTAGAAATCATCACTTGGTTCAGGTCAACTAAAATCATTATTCTTCCTAATTTGTCACTCTAACAATAATTGTATCAGAATTCATCCTACCTGTCAAGTTTGTTTCCTTGGTAGTCAAGTCTGGTAGAATCTTCTTAATCTGAACTTTGCCAGCACTCAGCACATTCGGCAAAACAATCTCAGGCTTTCTCAATCGTTTGCCAATGGATGTTTGCTCATTGAAATTCTGTAGTGTGCTACCTTTGACTGTAATGCCTTTTGCATTGTCGGCATTGTAGACACCAAGTAACTTCGTTTTGGTATTGTATGTCCACACTTGTAAAGCACCAACAATCTTTTCTGGTGCAATGCTGACAAGATTCAACTCAGGAAACTCTTTCATGTAATTCATCTTTGCGACAACAAGCACCGCTGGCTTTTCTTTCACTCTGCGCTTTTTGCGAGTAGGCTTGTTTGCAACTGCACCAGCATTGGCGGCAACGACAATTGAATCAAGAAACTCTTTGAACTTACGCAACTCTACTTTTGAAAAGTTTGAGTAACCTTCTTTCAACTGAGGATCATCGGTGACCATTACTTCTTCAATCTCTTTTGCTCTCTCAACAAACACATCGCAAATTCGATTCATGACAACTGAAGATAAACTACGAGATTTGAAATACGAACTCATGTCGATGTTTTTCTTGCAACCAGACATAATGAAATCATCAATCATACCTTCAATCTCGCCTGCTTCTTCACTTGCTTTCTCACGAATGCGGTCTTGAATGCTTACCTTTGGTGTAGTATCTTCTACAGGCAAAGGATCATTCTTCAGACTGTTGTTAGCCATAGTCAAAAGAGTGTCATAGAACTCTTTGAATCTTTCGATTGTTTTTTGTGAGGGTTTGAAGCCGAGAGTAAACATTCGTGCAAGCCATCCAAACTGTACAATGTACTTTGAATCTGGCAATGAACGAAATGCCGCAATGACTTCTTTGGATTTGTTTGTTGCTTTGAGATAGTCGAGTACAAATTCTTTTGCGTCTTTCTTGTCGCAAGAGTAATTGTAAAAATTGAAAGCGCCCATAATCTCGCTTTGCTCATTGTACTCTTCTTTGTTGATCCAATTTGGTTCAGTACCTAAATCAGATTTGATCTTTCTCATAATATAAATGTTCTCCAGTGGTTAGTTTCAATGTTCCATTCTGTAACAACTAAACTGTTTCTAGCGTGAATCTGTAGGAGTATTCGATTTGTTCTTAAAAAAGAAATCAAGGAACTTCTTAATTTCGTCAGGTCGGAGGGCGGCTGAGTTATCACTATTCTCACTTGTGTAGATGTGGTCATATAATTCTTTTATTCCACCTATGTATTTTGTACCGAAAAATATTTGAGGAACTGTTGTTGCGCCAGGCACAAGTCTTTGCAATTGATTGAGAGTGTAATCTCTTCCATAAATATAGAATCTGTAATTTGCTCTGGTTGCATGAAGTAGTAATTCGGCTTTTTCACACGCTATGCTATTTTTTGCGCCGTAGATAAAATACATTATTCTAGTCTTGTTGTCACTCGCAACCTCACATGTGTTCCTGGATGATAACCCATTGTGATTGTTTTTGTTTCTCCACGATCAACATAAGTTACATTGTATCCAATTGTCACAAGTCTTTCATAAGGCACACTTTTTGCTTGACAGTTTTGTTGTTGTCTGTATCCTACAAATTGTGTAGTGTATCCGTGCGTAACTGTTCTTGGTGCAGAATCAATTGCATGACCAATTGCGCCACCAACAATTGCACCGCCTATTTGTGCGGTACCTTTTGTAAGTGCAACGCCAGCGATTGTTCCAAGAATCAAACCTGCGTGACTGTTATTCTGAACTTGTGAAGTAACAGGAACATGTTGATATACGGGAACACTAATTGGAGAACAGACATATTCGGTCTGACTAAAAGATTCAGCATGTTGAATGGGATCAACTCGCACCACAGGTATCATACGAATACCATCTTGTGGTACAACTGGCGCAACTGTAACTGGTGCCGTGATTGGTGCATGAGGGATCGGATCAACTTGAACCTCTTGCGTATAACGAACTCCAGCCTGAGCGGCGCCAGTAATAAATGCCATGGCAACTGCTAATGCTTTGAGTTTCATTTGACTGCTCCTTTCATTTGTATATATCATATCTCAATTTTTGGTGCATGTCAAGTGTGATGTAAGTGAGTACTTACTTAGCCCTTGTAGTCTTTCTTGCGGCAGTCTTTGCTTTAACTGCGGCTTTCTTTACGGCAGTCTTTGCCTTTGTTGCCACAACTTTAGCATCGGCAGAATCAACTTTGCCATCTTTGTTTACATCGGCAGTTTGTTTTACGCCTTCAACGGCATTCTTTACTGCCGCTTTTGCATCTTCAGCATTGACTTCACCATCAGAATTGATATCAAGGCTCTTTGATGAACGATTAAAATAAATGAGTGCGGCAACAACTACAACGATTGCAATAATAAGTAATGTTTCCATGAAAATCTCCTAGTTTAAAGGGTTAGTAAGAGTATTTATAATTAGTCCCAGAGGTTGCGAAAATATTTGCCGAACAAGCGGAGACCGTTATTGACACGATCCCACTCTTTTTGTAGACCATCGTAGTCACACTTGTATGTGTGATTCGGTCCTTCTTTCATTGTGTACAATGTAGGTTTGCCATTCTCATCCCACTCACATGGTTCAGAGTAATGATCCATTTCACCGCTACGATATTTGTCTTCCCATGCATCGTCAACCAAGTGTTCGAATGCAAAGATCATTTCATCAAGTACCCAAGTCCAACGGTCATGAATGTCATAACCTTTTTTATTCCAACCATGAAGATCGCTCTCATGGTAGAAGTCAAAACATTTTTGATCATCCCAATCTTCGGTTTCGGTTGTTCGCATTTCTTCTGGCACATCTTCTAAATCAACCATAGCCGAGCCGTGCTTTGTTGCTTTCAATTGTTTCAGCATTGGCAGAATGATAGGTGCCAATGTGCTATCCATTGACCAAGTGTCATAGCGATCAATCTTGATATACTGTCTACGCACTTTAAACTTATCTACCCAAAGCAGAAACTTGTAGAGTAATGTCTTATGCTCTTCTTTGCGATTGAATGGATCGGTTTTTTCTCCATCCCAAGAACCATTTGCAAGCCAATGCCCAAAGTTATGAACCCACTCTGGTTCACGCTCAAATCCAAATTCGTCTTTTTCTTTTTTCGCCCAAAAGCAAAGCAACTCGGCTAACTGATATGGACCGAACCAGTTTTTATATGGACCAATGTAGACTTTCATTTTGTTTCAACTTTCATTTGACCAAGTAACTCTCTCGCTCTATCACGAACTTCTGCCGTGACTGCGTACCCATACATCTCAGGATTCAATAAGTCTTTAAGAAAGCGATATATCGCTTCGTTATCAAGCAACACTTGGTGGTGGGTCGAATTCATCATCATTTTCCTTCTGATCTACAAGTCTTAGATTTAAGAATGAATTTGTTTTTGAAAATTCATTCGGTAATGCTTGTGCTATCATCTCAAAATGATAGTTTCCAGGATAATGTCTAAGAATGCTTCTCGCTCTATCACGAACTGCCTTAGGCACTTTTGGTGTTGCTTGAGGGTTGCACAATTCCATGAGAAATTGATAACCACATCTCATGGCACGATATCTTTCATCAGGTAGCGTCATCTTCTTTCCACTCCGTAACAAATACTTCTATTTTCTTTTCATCAGTCCAACCTTTGCAATAGTCATTGTCTTCATCGCAAAGTTTAAGAACTTCATCATAAGTAAGCACACGATGGCTTGTAATCGTTTCACCGAGATGCTTTTGCGAAAACTCGCTTGCTTCTTCCATCGTGACTGTATCTAATGCCCACAATGCTTTGTCATTGCCATAGTCATCAATACCTGTAGGCACTTCAACAACATATCGCTCACGGAACATGCTAACAGTTTCAACAAGTACAAACTGAGTATCAACCTTCTTCATTTCAAAACTCCCATCACCACGATCAATCCATCGAATGCGATCACCTTCTTTCCATCCTGTTTCTTCAATAAGATCAGGAGGAAATTGAATCATTGCATCACCATTCTCATCTTCTTGCACATCAATTGTCCATCGTTTCATAATATCATCCTTATCAAGCCTACACTATCAATAGTAACAAGTAGTAAATAGTTAGCGAGCATACCGAAACTCCTACGAGTCCAAGAAGCCCAGGCATACATGCCGCAACCAAGGATCCAAATAGGATAAAGAATAATAAGAGGTGGGGTTGGAACAGTAAGAGCCATGGTAATACTACAACCAATACTAATAGCCCAAGCGAGTACCTCAACAACAAATCTAAACTTGTTAGACTGCCAATCATCTTTTATCCATTCGAATGTGTTAGTAAAAATTTCATGCATATATGGTAGTGTATCACACCACCCTCCTTTTGTCAATCCAAATGCAACAACTGTGGCATGTCTTTTAGGTAGGCAATTCTCATAGAATTCCAGCACTCAAACAACTCTCTTGATTTGTGCTGATGTACCAATGTCTTCATGGTATTCAATGAACTGAGAATGTTTACCATGTTCTCTTGCAACTCATTGTACACTTTATAATTGTATGGCTTTGAAAGCACCTTCAAGTCTTGACGATGCTGAAGATAGGTAGAGAACATTCTTTCAGCAATGAATGGGAACATGTTCAACGATGCATCTCTACTGTAGTTTGCGCTACCATAATAAATCTCTGCAAGATCATCTGGCAGATTTTCAAGTCGCTTCTTAATCATATCAAGAAAGTCGAGATAGTCTTTCCAGAATGCGTTTGTTGCAATGAAGTAACTGCAATAGCAAGTATCAAGATTGGTCATCATTGCATTGGTTAGATTTGGATCATAGCCAGCGGCACCAAGTGCATGTCTTGCAACTTTAGTAATGCCCTTGTGAAACAACTCACCTTGATCCCATACATTGTATGTCAATGCGTTTACGATTCTTGCATGATTGAAGATATACACATCATGCCCAGGATTCTGTTCAATCGTATCAAAAATTTCTTGTGCAGAGTAACGCAACTTGCCACCCCATCGTGGACCAAATGCACCCCACAAGTCTAAGTCTTTTGTGTGTCCCTCATCAAACAATCGATGAAAGTTATGATACTCACGCAACTCAGGTTGTTCATTCTTTGTATTGTCAAATGGTGTAAGCAATGGATCAACATTGCCCAACTGTCGCTCTTCAAAACAAATCTCAAATAGTTTTACATTCATTTTATTTCCTTCTGCGTATTCGCCAGCAGTAGTAAATTTCAAATCATTCATTCTTCAACTCCATATCCATTTGGTGCGATGTTACCACTCACACCCACTTTATCAACATTGACAACTTTACTTCTATCTAAATAATGAAAGAGAAGATGTTCGATATCAACATAGCCACCTTGCTCTAGTCTTGCAATCATGTGTTCGTACATTTTCTTGTAAACTTCACCAACATGATTATGCTGACTGATATCAAAACTCCATAGTCTACTCATGTACTGCAACTCAAGCCCACCAGTAATGTGTGGAGGAAACTGACTTGTATATGGTCCACGAATTACAATCGGACCATTGTGCCTATTGATATCAAAATTTTCATTGAGTGTATAACGACCACTCATCTTGAAAATTCTAGAGTATTCTGAAAAGTCTGGACCATTCAATACATCCATAAACATATAGATTTCAATCAGATTCTTTACAATGTCATGATTGTTTGACTGTTGAATTTCTTTTACTCTAGGATGATCACCATAGTACATGAATTCATAAACATACTTACTGAGTTTTTCTTTTTGACCATCGTTGATTGGTTTGAGTCCACCGTCAATCAAAATGATATCTGCATTGTGGCATTTATCTTTGATTGACTTGCATGATTCATATGTCTGAAGAAATCTTTCTCTTGGCGTATAAATGCCATGTCTGGCATTGATTGCCGAAGACACTAAAAATAAATTTTTCATGATGTAGTTTTCTTAGTCGCTTTCTTTGTCGGTGCCTTTGCTGGTTTCTTTTTCTTAGACATAATTTCTTTAACTTTTCTTTCAAGTCGCTTCATGACTTCTTCACCATCCATCCAGATATCTTTATTGTCAAGTATACTACGGATTTCTTCTGGTGTCAAGAAGCCCTCATACAGTCTACGAATGATTTTCTCTGACCACTTTCTCTCTTTGGTCAACTGATCATACATCTCGCCACCTTTACCAAAAGAGAATCCTGAGTAATTGTGGAACATGAACAATGAATGTTCAGAGATTTCGTAGCGGTCTGCTGATAGGAAGATCATTGTTGCGGCAGACATACATGCACCTTCTGCTGATGCAACAACCATACCTTTGCATTCTGCAATTGCACGAAGGAATTGAATTGTGGTAAACAAATCACCGCCTGGTGAATTGATGTTGAACTTAATGATATCGGTTTCTTGTGCATGACGAATTGCTTCAAATGCGCCAAGATAATTTTCAGGTGCACCGATCTCACCAGAGAGATAGATTGTAATTAAATTGCCAAGAGGTTTAACATCAATCGCTTTGTTGTCTGTTGAGATTTTGTCTTCATTAGCCATTCACATTCTCCAATGTTTTAGATTTCATAAAACCGTACTTACATATGTAGTACGCATCGATAATATCTGAAGAGGGATTCCATTGTTTCTCCGTTTGATTCAACTCCTCTTTCAAACGAATGGTATTCTCTTCTTCAAAAACTTCCTGCATTCTTTCTTTGTTTGCATTGCCTTTACCTGTAGCAAACTTTTTAACTACGGTTGGTGGTACAGTTTGAAACGGAACATGAAACTGAAAGAATCTATACTTAAGAACTCCTGTGTTCTCGGCAATGTGAAACACTCTGCCTTTTGAACCCATTGAATAGTCTTCAATGTATACACAAACACCAGGTTCTTTTTCTAAGATTCTGTCTAGAAAAAAACTTGAGATCACTTCGTAGCGATGCATCTCGCTCTGATAGTCAAAGTAATGACCAGTCACATTCTTAAAAGAGACTTCGTATTTTTTTGATTGTGTTAAGTAATGAATAAAACAGTTATTGAAGTTAAACTCTCCTGCGGCATCATCAAAGATACACACCGCAGGAGAAGTCATTGAGTAATCAATGCCGAAATAAGTCATCAAAAATACTTTCTCAGCACCTCCAGTTTATCGTGGTAGTTTGAGATTTCTTCTAACTCTTTCTCAATTGTACCCATGATATCTGGATGCTCTGCTACGCCAACGCTAGTATCTAACAACAATTCTACATTGACAATATGCTTAGTGATATGTGCCTCTAGATGTTGTTCTAAGGCTTGTTTAATTCTACCTCTCATCATCTTTCCACTCCCAATCAGGTTCTTCTTCGAATTCATCATCATCGTATGAATCTGATTCGTTGATGTTTGATTCATCTAATTCTGCGCCACATACAGAACAAAATTTAACTTTTTCTTTTTCTATTTCAACCTCGTGGTCTGAACCACAAGATTCGCAGTACACTTGATATGTAGTCATCTATTCTCCTATTTCCAGTAATTTGAATAGTCAATACTATTCCAATACTTTTCATTATTGCGATTCCAGAAATTTTTAATCAAATACCATGCCATACCAAAGTAACCCATCTTTTGAAATCGTCTACTGTCTTGACCAAAGTAGTGATTGATCAATGCAAACTTCTTCACATCATACTTTTTTGAAAGAAAGAAGTCTTCGCTTGTTTCATACTTCGCTGGAAAACAACCAAGTTCTTCAAACTTATCACGCCTTGTTAAAAAGAATGCACCAACTGCAAAAGGTACCCAATGTTTCATGATACGATTGATAAGATTGAACATGCCAAAACCAATCTTTGCACGAATGTCATTGTCATAACACTTCACATATAATCCAACTAGGTCAAGATTCTTACTTTCTAATTCTTCTACCGAATCAACTATGACTGTATTGCTAAAAAATCTTACATCACTATCTATAAACAAAATATAAGGTGTTGTGACAAGTTTAGCGCCGTTATTCTTTGCGATTGAAACTGGACCACCTTCAATTATTTCAATGTTCAAACGATCTTTATAATTGTTAATTACCGATCTTGTATTGTCTGTTGATGCATCGGCAATGATAATACGAGTTTCACCAATGTCCTGCTGAATCAGATTCAACAATAGATGACCGATATAGTTTTCTTCATTCTTACACGGAACAACAATGGTTATTTTTTCTGATAGTTTCATTTGAGTATTTCGTTCCAAGTAACAAGTTCCCATTTGCCGTTATGATGTTCGACAAGTGCAGTACAAGATTCAACCCAATCGCCATCGTTCATATATATCACACCTTCTATTTCTTTAATTTCTGCGTTGTGGATGTGTCCGCAGATAACTCCATCGTATCCTTTTCTTTTACAGTAGGATGCGAGGTTGTGTTCGAATTGAAAAATGAAATCAATTGCTTTTTTGACCCTATGTTTAAGATATTTGCTAAGGCTCCAATAACCCAAACCAAAACGGTGACGCAAGCGATTAAAAGAAGTATTGAAACTAAGGATAACATCGTATGCTTTATCTCCTAGAAAGGAGAGCCACGGTGCAAGGCGTGTAATACCATCGAATAAGTCACCATGAGTGACCAGATAGTGCTTACCGTCAACACCAATGTGTTCAAACTGATTGAAGATTTCCACATTTCCAAAACTGAAGCCGTACGGGAGCATTGGTCTGAGAAATTCATCATGGTTTCCCGCAATGTAGATAACTCTTGTTCCCCTCTTTGCATGTCCTAACACTCTCCTTACGACATTAGTGTGGCTCTGTTTCCATCGCCATTTGTTTTGTTGTATTTTCCATCCATCAATTATATCACCAACCAGATAAAGCGTTTCGCAATCGTTATGCTTTAAAAAATTATTCAGTAATTCTGCTTTACAGTCTTTTGTTCCAAGATGTACATCACTAATAAAAATAGTTTTGTACTTTTTTTCCATTTAGTTACACCAACTTTGTTTTGCCTCTCCATAATATTCTCTAGCGAAACCCCTCTCAATAAGCATCATGCGTAGGCTCTTGCCATCAAGAACAACATCACCTAACACACGACCACCATATTTGTCCCAAGCCATAAGATAAATTTGTCTTTGTTGTGCTGATGCGATTGCTTGCTTAGTAAACTCTGATGCCGCTTTACCTCTTGCATCTTCTTGTGGGCATTGGGCACGATGACCTTTCTCAGGAGTATCTACACCAAATACACGAATAGACAATTCTTTCTTAAGTGGATCGGGCAACCAGTTTGCTTGAAACGCAACTGTGTCACCATCGATAACTCTGGTAATTGTTGCGTTATAGAGTACACCTTCTTTTTGTTTCTGTGCATACGCTACTGGTGATAAAAGTAGCAATGCGACAAGTGAATAAATTATAGTTTTCATTGAATTTTATCTCCTCGAATTACAATGCAGTCATATATGTATGCGTCACGATTGTTGTCTTGTAAGTTATGCTTTTCGACTAGGCATTGGCTATGTGTTTCAAAATATCTTACTGTGTGCATGTCGGCAGTATTAATTGCTGACATAGCAACAAGGGCGTAGAGATACATCATGCGGCTTTACCCCATACATCATCCCACTTACCAGACAATGCGCCTTTGGCATAGTCTGTGGCACGATTCTCAAAGAAGTTTGTATGAGTTGGTGCATTGATCATCTCTTCAACCCATGGCAATGGATTCTTTTTACGCTTGAAGATACCTTTCATGCCAAGAGAAATCAATCTGCGGTCTGCAATGTAGCGAATGTATTCTTTTACATCCTCTGCCTTGAGGTTTTCCATCTCGCCCATTTCAAACGCAAGATCAATAAACTTATCTTCCAACTCAACCATCTTATCCGCAATCGTATATATTTTGCCTTTAAGTTCATCATTCCAAATCTCACGATTCTCTTCTATGTATGTACGGAATAACTTGATCATGGATTCGGCATGTTGCGTTTCATCTACAATTGACCAAGTAACGATCTGCCCCATGCCACGCATCTTGCCATGTCTTGGAAAGTTCAATAGCATGATGAATGATGAGAACAATTGCATACCCTCTGTGAATGCAGAGAATGCGGCAATGTGTGTTGCAGTATTTTCTTTTGTTGTATTCTTTGATGAAATGTCGAGAATGTATTCATGCTTCTCTTTCATCTGTTCATACTCCATAAACTCATTGTATGTGCTTTCAGGCATACCAAGAGTTTCAATCAAGTGCGAGTATGCGGCAATGTGCAATGCTTCTCTTGCGGCAAAGCCACAAAGCATCATGCGTACTTCTGGTTGTGGAAAGTATGGCAGATAGTTCTTGACATAGCCACCAGCAACATCAATGTCGCCCTGTGTGAAGAAACGAAAAATGTGTGTAAGAAACTTCTTTTCGTTTTCTGATAGTTTTCTCTTCCAATCTTTTACATCTTCAAGCATCGGTACTTCTGTGTGAAGCCAGTGACTTTGCTCATGCTTCAACCATGCTTCATACGCCCATGGATAATTGAATGGTTTAAAGTATGAACGATCTTCTTGTAGATTTAACTCTCTCTTGTTTGTAACCATTTTTCTAAGTCCCTATTTGATACGATTAAATAATTTTTGTTTGGAAATTTCTGCTGAATATGATCTAGTACATCTTCAACTTGTTTTGATTGAACGATAAAGTCATTGTCACGCCATGCATAATATGTGTCTTCGATCTGTTCAATCTTAATATTGATTCTTTCTGCTTTTGGTTTTTCTCCTACATCTTCGTCTTCAATTGAAAATTTATCTCGCATGTAGATTGCAAGAAGAATGCCAATGACAAAGAAAATTAAATCAAAAATGTTATTCATACATCACCGTATCAGAATCACCAAGCGCCCACTTAGCATTGTGTTCGACAACATACTTCTTAGTGCAAACTTTAAAGTCTGGAAACAACAACTCTTTTGGATTTGATGATGGGTCCAAAAAGATTGTACGATTGTTTGGTTGTGCGGCATACTGTCCATTGTCAAGTTCAATAAAGTTAAATGACTTATGGTCCATTGGCTCTTCAGCGAAACCTGTTGGTACTATGTTGGGATCAGCATTCGCATGATCAACTGTAAACATGTACTTGCCTTCATACCAGTTCTTATCTTTTGCATAAAATTTGCAACTGAGATTTTGCAAGAATGACTTACGAATTACTGTAATGTCATAGCCCATGCAATCCCAAATCTGAAGATAGTTGAGTGGTAAGAATTCATCAGGCTTCAAATCTTTATTGCGAGATACAAATGCTGAGATTGGAAACTTATCATACAATGCACCATAGTTAGGTAGATATGCTTCAATGCGTAGTGCTTGCCCTTGAATAGACTTCACACTTACCCAATAGCAAGGTTCATACTCTCCAAAACCTTTTTCAAAGTCATAGAGAAATTCTTTGCGAATGTAACAATAAACTGTCGGTATGTTAGCAACTAGAAACATGATCAGCCTTCACATGCCAAGCAAGTATCACCCTCCACAATTGCTTTCATGTCGAGTTCTTTGATGACTTCCCTCTCAATACGCTTCGCCACTTTATCTGCCTTACCAATCTTTTCAGAACGGCAATAGTAAAGTGTCTTAAGACCATTTTTCCAAGCCATGAAATGAATGGCATGAAGATACTTGATATTAACATCTGGTCTGAAGAATAGAT